GCGTGGTCGAGAGTATCTCGTCAAAGTCAGCGTTTCCTGCCGCCATAAGTTTTTACCTCACTAATGTCTATGAAGCAAGTTCCCGTTTCGCATCCTCAAATGCTTCGCGGATAGAAGTAGGTTTAGTCGAGGCACTATCCTTAACAACTCCTGCTTGTTTTGAACCTGTTGGTTCTACAACCGAAGCGTCTCGTTTAGCATCTGTTCGCTCTTGCTCTTTCTCCAATTTGCTGGCTTTTTCTGCAACATCACCGTATCTCATATGAGTTAATGCGGCTTCTAAGTTGCCTATTTTATGAGTCAACGCATGTTGATAGAGTTCTTGCGAATCAAATTCCCCGTATTGTTCCTTTAATCCTTCTACTTGCTTTTCTACTTGTTGTCGTCGTTGTAAACGAGCCTGCTGCGCTAACTGTGATTCCAACTGGGCAATGCGCTGCTCGGTAGGATCAGATTCAGGTTCATCCCACATTGAATCAGAATAACTGTCATTGCTACTCTGTTTCTGAGAAGATCCCATCTGAACCCCGAACGCATCAGCCAACGCTGTCAACGTACCATTAGGGTCCGTTTCCAGCGAGGAAACTATCGCTTCCGCTTGCTGTAACCGTTTACGTTCGGAAGCCAATTCCTGCGTCTTACGTGTGTAATCCGACTGTCTTTGGTATCCGTCCCGAAGTTCTTCAAGACTGACCTCTTGGTCTACTCCGTCCACCTTAACGGCGTACATTTCACCAGAAGGTTCCTCTGAAACCTCAACTGAAGACTCTGGATTGTCCACTTCAGTGGATTCCACTACATCCTCACTCATATGTATTTCTCCTTTGGAGTCCTAAGGGTTGCTCCTATTAATAAATAGCGGTTTGTCCCGCTTTTATGATAAATCAGGCAATTCAACGTCCATTTGTCCACGGAGTTGATTAACCAATTGAGGCGGTATTTGCCCCATACCTGCCTGCATTCCACCACCCATACCACCCATTTGAGGAGCAGATCCGGGTACAGCGCCTTCAGCCTCTGGAACTCCGGGTGTCTGCTGCATCAAATACCTGTCAGGGTCTTTAATGTCGAACGCATTTTGCAGCACATAACGTGCTATAGCCGCCGGATCGATAATAGTACCAATCATCGGAGCCATCGCATTCATCAAAGCAACCGCCTGTTGCTTACGAACAGTGTCATTTATTGGCTGTGTAGAACCAGCCTCAACACTAAAATCATACTCGCCTACAATATCGTCCCTAGTGTAAGGAACAAACAAATCTGCACCAGCCCGTGCGCTTACACGCACAATCTGCTCACCAGTCATAAACTGTTGCATAACTTGAATAACACGACGAGCGCATTCACTGATACCCAATTCAACAATCGCTAACTTTTCAGCAACCCTCGCATTACCAGCATCAGCAATAATAGACGCTTCAGTAGCAGTACGCCTAATCTCAGGCATCTGACCACGAGCATACTCAGAAACACCAGAAACAGTATTGATGTCCTGCTCAATGATCGCAGACATGTTATAAACTTCAGGAGACAAAGGTGTTTGAGGCATCGGAATAACAACCTCACTTAAAGGCTTGTTTTCATCCACGACAGGAACAAGACGACCATCTTCGTCTGCTTCTAACGCTTCACGCCCTTCAGGACCGAAAGAACGCTCATGGAATAGATACTTCCTAGCATAACGTTTACGAGCATTAACCAACTGTGTACGAGTCATATCCAACTCTAATTGCAGAGACTCTATAGATTCCAAATCGCCCATCGGATAAAAATAATCTGGAACGTCATAATTTCGTAACATTACAAAAGGGTGACCGTAAGCGTAAGGCATAGCCATAGGGTCAACTAAAAATTCGTCAGCCTCTAGACTAAACACAGCCATAGTGTTCTCTTCAATGTTATAAAATTCGTAGATCGCTACTCGATCAACCTCAGTCAAATACTCTTCCTGAACAGTCCTGTCAGTATAAGCAAAAGTAGGAGAAACTCTAGAATCGGCAGATAACTTTTTACGCACACTAGCCTTGTAACGTTTATCTTTTTTAGCCTCTTCTAAAGGTCTGATAACCTTTTGACAAATCCACTGAGCATCATCTATGCATGTAGCCTCAGGATCAATAAACATATCAAAAGGAGAAATCCTTTCAATAAATGGTTGATCTTCTACAACCTCCATAGCACTCTCAGGAATACCGGCAGCAATCTGCTCATCATCAGGCAACTCTGTTGCCAAAGCAGGATCTTCTGTCGCTAAAATATTTGCTTCAGCGACAGCCTCATCAAACATAACTGCACGTTCTTCATCACTGAGCATTCTTTCCTGCTCAACAAACTTCCAACCGACTTTAAGCCAACCATGACCAAAAATCAGAAAATCTCTAACAGACCTTTGGAATGGTTTACGAAAATCGTGATGTCTCCACGCATAATTAGTTATCGCTTCAACAAACGCTGCCCTGTCCTGATCTTCAGGTTCATTAGGGGAAACAACTATTTTAGGATAATTAACAGCAACACTAGGTGCAATGACATTGACTGTACTAAAGGCAAGATTTACTGCAACCAAATCATTATTAGTAACCGTAGTGGCAGCCCAATGTTTACCACGATACAAATCAACCATGCGTATCCACAGGTCGTCATAACCCATGTCTTCTCTCCACCGAGCAGAATCTCTCAGTTTTTGGGAAATAGTATTATATTGTTCCGCACGGGATTTGCGCGCCATCAGACCTTCTCTATGTTTCTACCTTGTGCTTTTGCTTCAGCGATAAGTTTATTCTCACGCTCACGCAAAGTTAAATGCTGTTCGTCTTCAGGTAATCTGGAACGTGCAACCGCTCCAGTTATCACCCTTAAACCCAATAACTTTTGTCTCCACTCCCATAACTCTTCAAGTTCCTTATCTGTTTTCGGTCCTTTATGAACCTCAACATACTCGGCAAACTCTTTAAAGGAAGCGTTTCGGGGTAAAACCGCCACTGTAACTATGGGCGTTTTGTATGTGGTGCAGCGTTATGTCCAGCCAAATCAGGTTGCGGTGCAGCAGGTTCAACTTTACCAGTTTCACCATGCTGATTGAATGGTGTTTCACGAACAGAGTTCTCTCCGTATCCACCTGTCATGTTAGCGTATTTAGGATCGCTGAATCTTTGACGAGGGGACTGTGGTTGTGCCGGTTCCCAAATAGGATTAGCAACTACGGAACCACCACGTTCCATTCTGTTGTTCTGACCACTTGAGCCATCAACTGTTTGTGATGCACTGGTGTGTGCAACATTTCTTGCCATTTGAACCTCCTAGGTTCTCATAAGTCTCTATAAAATACGCCTAACGTGTCCCACGTACCGTATTTTGACCAATTCTCATCGGTCCTTCCTCTTTTTGACTAGGAACTAGCCTCCTAAACCAATCTACAGTCCAATAATCGTCCTGTTTCGTAGTAAATTCTGGCATAAACGCATATTGGCGCATTTCATTAGCCAACGCTAAAGCCATCACACGGTCATCATGCGGGCTACCAGACATACTACCACGGTCATTACGCACATAAGTTCTTAACTCTGCGATAGTAAACCTGTCATGTAAAATAAGTTCCTCATTGCGTAAAGCCATACCCAAATCATCAATAAGTAAAGGTTTAGTAGTTCTAGTGGTTTTCCAACCAAACTCTTGAGAAACCTTAGAAGTAACCTGATTCAAACTTCTTTTACGAAAAAGATTAGGATGCCCTAAATGACGCAACTGCGTGATCGTAGTTAAACCATGATTGTTGGACTCAACACAAGTTAAAGCGTCGTTATACCATAAAGACAACAAATAAATATCGTTAGCGAAATCATCTGGTGGAATGTGACCATGCCACACAGCAACCTGTTCACCAGTACGCACCTCCAAAACTTGAGCGCAAGAATAGTCGCCATGAACTAAACCTTCCGCAGTGTCAACACCGATACAATAAGGAACCTGTCCTTTAGGCTCACGCCAAACTGTAAGCATCTTTCCTAAACCTCGGAACTCTCTTAGACGGCTCGTCTAAATAACCCATCTGCCCTTCCTCAATATGATTATTCATTTCTTCTAAAGCATGCAAATCAAACACAGGATTACCAGACTTAATAAACGCTTCTTCAGGAGTAGTCGGATACTCTTGAGCCAACTGCCATGGCAACATAGATTCCTGCTTCGATTCATACCATGATTGATCTCTGTCTTCCGTAGCAGACCAAGGAAAAAACATTGGTTCAAACTTGTTGTTACCAGTTTCAGAACCAACCCACAGTTCGTGAAAAAAATTGCCGGAACCATTAGCGGTAGACAAACCAATAATACGGCCACCAACGTCAGCGACAGGTTCTATAGAAGCCCACGCTTCCTCAGGGTTTGGAAGGAACGCCCATTCGTCAACCACAACCAGCGTAGCCGACTCACCTCGAGCAGGATCGGATGCTGAAGGCATCGATGTAACCAAACTACCATTATCAAAGCCCATTTTTTGCTGATGTTCAACAATCGAATTAGGCCCCCTTTCTAACATCCATTCCGGTAAATGTTGAAAACCGTATTTGGATTTTCTCAACAACAAAACCGATTCACGCTCCGTGCGTGACAAATCAATAATGTTCTGATCTGAATGAAAAAACGCTAACCAAAACTGGTGGGCGGCTACAAGAGTAGTCCAGCCTATTTGCCGTGCTTTAAGAGTCAGACTGTACCTCTGGTTAGTCCAATTGTCTAACGCCTGTGACTGTGCATCACGCAACTTGAACAACATGCGTCCATGCGCAGGATGCGCTATATGCCAATAGTTTTCTAAAAAATGTTTCTCATCGGCTATACAGCGTCGCCATTCGGCTTCTTTTTGTAATTCTGTTAAAGTTGGCATTATCCGGGGTGATTCATTAAGAACTCTTCATACTTTTCTGGTGAATCTAATATTATCGTAGTGTACGAATAACTTCCGCCATCCTTGTCTTCTTTTCCTAATGTCACAGTAATAGCACCAATCAAGGTGCCAATAGCCACCAGTAAACCTGTTATTGCTGTAATCAATTTAACTGTCTTGTTCAATCTACCTCCACAAAAATGCACTCTCCGGGGCATTCTTCAGCAGCCTCAATAACAGGCTCTACTAGATCGTCGGGTACTTGAACAGCATCAGTCATCTCATGCGTAGGTGTTTTAGGTATTTCGGAACCTGCTTCTTTAACATAAAAAAGCCCATCCTGATGTCCATAAAAAATGGAAGGACATATTTCTTCACATAAACCATCCCCTGTGCAGAGATCCTGATCAATCCAAACTTTCATCT